AAGACCTAAACCTCCTTTAATGCCTCCTGAAAGTGCTCCACCCCAAGACCATCCTTCTTCCATTTCTGAATCATCGTCTTCATCATCCATTACGATTTCATAGATAGTTTCTTCCATTTCGTCTTCCATTTCCATTTCATCAATTTCCATTTCATCTTCCATCTCTTCATCTAATTCATCTTCCATCTCATATAGTTCATCTTCCATTTCAGATTCACCCAATTGGATCATATATTCATTATCACCGTCAGTAAGGTGAACATTTCCACCTTCTTTTTTCACAACGATTCCATCTTCGTCACCCATAGCTTTGAATACTCTTAAAACTTCTTCATCTGACGCATCTGTCAAATCAATAGTTTCTTCATCCTCAACATCCATTTCTTCGTCGTCCATATCAAAATCCATTTCATCGTCCATATCCATTTCCTCATCGTCCATATCTACATCCATTTCCATTTCATCATCCATGTCTTCGTCCTCAACTTCTGTTTCAGTGTCAAGTTCTTCATCACCTAACATAGGCTCGTCTTGTTCTTCAATCTCCTCAGCGTCTTTCGCTTCTTTAAGGGATTCTTTTACCAATTGTTTGATTTCTTCACTCATTGTTGACTGAAGTATTCCTTTTGCATTTTCTTTAAGAGTTTCTTCCAAATTCTTGATTTGGAAAAGAGCGTCTTCAACTACATTTTGATTGTTGTTCATATTTTTTTCTAAAGAGTTTTCAAATAAATATCTATAACTTTCAAAAAAATTCACTTCACGGACATTTGAGACAAAAAAAAATGGGAAAAGACATATTTGTCCTTTCCCATTTCCAGAAAATTATTATTATTCTTAATTTTCTATCACTTCATCAATCTTTGATTCTGAGATTGCTGTGATTCTCCAATCCATAGAATAATTTTCGTAAACTTTCGTTACCTTAGCCTCAACATCAGTTGGGGAAAACCCACGAACCAATTTTTCTTCTCTTACTTTTTTTACTTTACCTGACTCAGTATCCACAATGTCGGTAGTGATTTTTGCTACAAAATATTTTTCGTCCATAATTTATTATTTATTCAAATAATCGGACAATCTATTCATTAAGTCAAGCGATTTTGATCCTGTCTCACCAATATGTCTGTCAGCCTGTATTTTTTTCTCCTCATCAAGATTCTCTTCATAGTTCATTCTTTCACTTGGGTCTTTAAAAAGGTATGCCCCTGGTGTTGATGGTGAAGAAACAAGGTCAAAACAAATTAATTCAAAGTCATCTTGAACTTCATTTTGTTCTCCGACCTTTTTAAGTGAACCCACACCACGAGAAGAAATACCCAATGTTACACCTTGACGTAAGTAGTTTGCGGCTAAATCTCCTTTTGTGGAAACAATACCTCTTTCGTGGAAACCAGGGCTTGTCAATAACTTTAATTTACCTAACAAAACTGGACCTTCCCACCATACTTCTGTAATGATGTGAGATACTCTGTCTAAATCAATTAGAGATGATTCAGGGTGATTTAACTCAGAAAGAGAAATACCCTTATCAATCATTTTTTTATAGTTCTCAGCCTCTCTTTTGAGGATTCTTTCAGGGTATACTCTACCGTTTCTATTTGGGGTATTGTATTTCTGTAAAACAGCATAAAACTCAAATGGTTTTGAGTGATCCAACATATCTTTATTTTCTCTAATAAAACTTAGATTTCTTCTTTCGTTTGGATCAATATATCCAGCATCGTACTCAACAAGAATACCACGACCTGAATCTCTTGGGCCTAATATTTTTAAATCGCTCATTTAATATTTTTATTATAAATACTAAATAGTTTCAGTTTCTTTCTTTATTGGTTTTTGATTTCCCGTTTTTGTTAGGTAAAATTTGAAGTTTCTGTTTTTATTCATAGTATCTCCGTAGATTTCTTTTATTAGATTCTTAACGTATTTTTTTAATCTCGGTGATTTGAAGTCCATAGGTTCTAAAAGAAAAAGGTTTATTTCTAAATTCATAAAGGACTTCTTTTTTAGTTGTAGACCGCTTGTTCGTAAATCAAGGTCTACTATGAATTTAGTGTCAAATACTTCTTTGTTTATGTGTTCTAATACACAGTGTTTAACTGATCTTGACATATTTAACACGACTCGGTTCCAATTTTCTGGTTCGTCTTTGGGTTCTACCCACGTTTGGATGTTAATGTAAATTGATTTTAGGTTTTGAGCATCTATTGTTCCGTAATGTGATTTAAACGTGCGATACCCACTTAATTTTGTGGTTTTCCCTTTTTTCATAAATATTTTTCATACACTAAAGGTTTATTTTTGATTAAATGTAAACAATTATTATATTTATATCAACAAGTTAAAAATTTATGTTATACGTAGAAGTAAAAAAAGGAAATATTGAGAAAGCATTAAAAGACCTTAAAGGTAAGGTTATCAGAACCAAGCAGAACGCTAAATTATTTGATAGAAAAGAATTTACAAAACCTTCAGTTGAGAGAAGATCTGAGATTCAAAAGGCGGCTTATATTCAAAAATTAAAATCCCAAGAAAATTAAAGAACCTCGTTAAGTTGTTTCAACTTATAGTAATTCAATTCGTTGAATGATTCGGTTTGCACTTTATTAAGAACTTTATTAATTGTTTCTTGAGTTTCAGAATCCGATCCTTCTTTTTGGGTATTTAATTTACTAACAACCTCATCTTTAATTTTACCGTAGTTTTCAATTAAAGATTCTTTTGGTGTGGATAGAATAGTTTTTAGTTCTTTTTGTTCTGACTCAGATAATGAAGAGATGTATTTCTCAACTGTTTTGTTCGCCACATTAACCATAGAATTAAGAGGAACTTCAATTACCTCTTTATGTTCTTGTGGTTTGTTTTTTAATGATTCTAAAATTGTTTTTTTACTTTTGATTTTATTTTCTAAAGTTAAAACATTTGATGAAAATAGATCATCAATATTCTTGTATGTATTCTCACATTTAATGTGACCAACCCAAGCTTTTAATTCTTTGATTTGATTCGGAGTAATCTTATTAACTAAGTTTTCGTAAGCAGTAATTGATTCATTAATAAATTCATTTGCCACAGATTCCGACAATCCTTTATTAGATGACAACTCATCGTATAGGAAAAATACTTGTGAGATGTTTTTATTATTTAATACCAATTCCTCAAAAACAAAAAGATCTCTTTTAAGATTTTTGTTTTTATATGACTCAGTTAGACAAGTTTCTATTTTTGATTTTAATTCTCCGAATTTCATTTTACAATTTTTCTAATAAATATCAACTTATTTTATTTATTTCATCAACTTCTGTTTCAGTGGTTTCTTCATCGTATTCATCTCTATCAATCATCTCACCATCCCACCAATCTAAACCACTACCACCAAACCATTCTCCAAATTGTTGTACGTCATTTTCATCATCAAAGTAAGACTCCACCTCACTTTTCCACAATTCAACAACACTAATTGTTGCATGTCTTTTTGTGATCACTTCGTAAGTATGTAGTTTTGGAATTCTAATTCGTTCCGTCTCAAAGTTAGGGTTTATCTTATATAATGCAAAAATAAAAGACAAATCATCATCATCGGCTGATAGACCAATGTCCTCCAAAATACTCATTACTCCCTTTTTACCATTATATGTAATTAGGTCATTACCATTTTCATAAGGATCAACATCTTGTCTTATTCTTCTTAAAAGAAACTTTAAATTTTTCTCACTATAGTTTTTGAATTTACTCATAACGATAAATATTAATCACCAAGAAGTTTATTTAACTCCTCCTCAATTAAACCTAAAGACCCATTACCTTTCTGAAAACTTAAAAACTCATCTTCATCAAAATCATCTTCGTTACTTTCGGTTAATAATTTAAACCTATCTTTTTTCACACTTTCAGGGATTGGTGGCATTTCACCTCCCGCTGGTTCTGGCGGTGGTGGAGCACCTCCCCCACCTAATTCAGGCATTCCTCCACCTTCTTCACCACCCGCAGGCGGTGCTGGTGTTGTTGATCCACTAACAGGTTTATAAAGTCTATCCACAGTATCAAACACACCCGTATTGGTAATGATAGTTGCGGTATTGTCAAGTTCCGCAGATACGGCTCTTTCCATTCTAATTTGTTGTAACTCAAGTTTGATTTCGTCATCAGAGAAACCAAAGATATGTTTCTTAGCCCAAGTTGCGGATGTAGGTTGGATTGATTTAGGGATTTCAGAAACCATATCTTTGTATAACGTTACTTTTTCTTTCCAAACATCAATCATCAATAGG